CCGGGCGTGATCGTCCAAACGGGGGCCGGCGCAGCGGGAGCCGCCGCGGCCACGTATCGTTTCAAACCCCCCACCAACGTGCGGCGCTATATCGCCATGCGGATCACCCCCAGCGCGTCCGGCACGGGGGACGCCAGCGCGGCGAGCGCCACGCTGAAATTTATGTCGTGATGCGCGGCAAGCCTCTTCACGTTTTCACCGAGCAGTTCGATCATGACCCAATTCGGTAACGCACTCGCGGGAGGCCTCCGGGCGATTCGTCGCCTGGCGGGTCAACCGGTCGCCTACGTCGCCGGGTTGCTCTCAATTCCGATTGCCTTGGCCGTCAACGCGAAAGATGAGCTGGACAGCGTTTCCGAGGAAGCCGTTCTGGAATCGACAAACGTCGTCGATTGGAGTTTCGAGGCCGTGCTCCTGGTCGACGGGAGCGGCAACGTGTTTGAGCCGTCTCCCGGCCACCGGATCGTTGCCACGACCCGCGGCCGAGACACGACCTACGAAGCCGTCATCATCCCTGGCCGAAAGTGCTTCGATTACCTCGACACTGACGCCTCCACAATTGTTGTTCACACGCAAAGGATTATCTGATCATGGACCCCCTCACCAAAAAGATTTACGACGCCCTCCGCAAGGGCACCGCCCATCTGAATGACATCCCCGAGGACCGCCAGGAGCACGCGCTCATCAACATCAAGACGCAGGATCTGGTTGTGATCCTGGACGCGCTGGCGAAGGCCACCGGAGCGCCCGCGCAGTAACGCGCGAAGAGGCAAGCCCGATTCAGGCACGACTCACGCTGCCACCAACTCTTTTTTACGGACCCGCAAACATGGTTACCACCACGCAGCTCACCTCTCTCGACGTGGCCGTCGCGAAACTTCGCGATGCGATTGTCGAGGCCAAAAACTCGTCCGCCGCGTTAGATACCGCGGAGGGAAATCTCACCGACGCCCAGAAAGCCCGCGACGAGGCCGTGGCCATCGACAACGACAAGCTCGTCGCTGTGGAGTTGGCCCTGAAAGTCGTCGGCGAAGCCGTGCAAGCCATCGACTTCCCCGCGCCTCCGCCGCCAGCTCCGCCAGCCGCCGAGCCCGCCCCAGCGGCCGCCTGAGATTCCTTCGACTCTGCGACCCCTTTCACCCCTTCGACCCTCTTTTTCCGGAGACCCCCATGTTTCGATTTCTTGCGTGCTGTGCCGTGGCCCTGTTTGCCGTCTGTCTCACCTGCCTCTTGCCCGATACTGCCCAGGCCCAAGGCTCGGGTGTTTGGTCTGGCCCGGGTCTGGAAATGGGCCAGAGCCACCTGGGACAAAACTGCCCCGGCGGCGTCTGTCCCGCTGACAACGGAAGGCGAACCGTCCAGCGACAGACGCAAACGGCTCGGTCTTACCGCCCCGCCGTCCGCGGTCGAGAAGCGCGAATGTATCGCCGTCGCGGGCGGTGACGCGCGAAGAGCCAAGCCCGGCGAGGGGTTATTACGCGAGTGATAGCCCGTCGCGGGATCTTTGCTCTACGACCTTTTTTGACCATTTCGACCCCTTCGAGTCCCGAGTTATGGACCCTCGCACTGCCATCCCTGACGCCGTCGTCGCCGCGCTCAATGCGGCGGTCGCGGGCGCAGTGTTCCCGGCGGGGGTCAGCTTCACCGCGGCCCGCGCGTGGCTGCCTGAGTTCAAGATCGAGCAGTACGCCGCCCTGACCGTCATTGTGGCCCTGAGCAGCTTCGAAAAAGAAGCCATCACGAAGCGCGACCTGAAATGGACTGTCGTCGTCGACGTGGCAGTCGTCCAACATGTGCCGGACAAGACGAATGCCATACTCGATCCACTGTCGGCGACCGTGAACACGATCGCCAGCGAATCCGTACTGGAGAAGCGGCTGCCGTTGGCCGGGGGCCGCGGAGCGGAATGGATCGAAACTGCCAACTCGCCGCACTTCGACCGCGATCGACTTTCGTCCAAGAACCTGTTTTTCAGCCTGTCGCAGTTCACTTATCTCGCGGTCCTGCCGCGCTAGGAGTTTTTGTCAATGCTCAAACTGCCCTCAAAGCTCGCCGCACGCGTCCCCGACGTTCTGCACTTGTTCGCCTTTTTGGCGTACGCCGCCGCAATGTACCTGGTGAATAGTCCGGACATGGCCAAGGATCTAGGGCTCCCGGCCGCCCTGCTGGGATTCGTGCTCCAGGTGGGGGGCCGCGACGCCGCCAAGAATCTCGCCGCCGTGGCCATGCAGTCGCTGCCTCCCGCCCCGACCGGTCCGGACGGCCAACCGGTTGACGATCTGACGCACCTCCTGGCGCTGGCGGCCCAAAAAGCAATCGCGATGGGGAACACGGCCCTGGCCACGCATTTGACGCAGGCCCCGCTGGCCCCGCCGGAGGCCGCGCCAACGCCCGACGCACCGGCGCCCGCGGCGCCACGCGAAGAGACAAGTCCGGCGGTGGAAAATCCCGCAATTGCAAGTCGTTAAACGGTTCGTACCTGGACAGCATTTTCTTTCATAGGGATTGCCTCTTCACGCTTTCGTTGCTCGCATGATCCTGATCCGCGTCATCAAACACCTGACCTTCTTCCACGCACGGAAAATCCTCGATCCGTTCGAGCGGGCGAAGCATCAGTATCTGAGCAAGGCCGGGGCCTTCGTCCGCCGGGATGCCAAGGGATTCATCCGCCGCGCCAAGAGCCCGTCCAAGCCGGGGAGCCCGCCGCACAGCCATACCGGCCAGCTCCGCAATCGGATCTTCTTTGCCGAGGATCAATCGACGGGCCACATGCTGATCGGTCCGGAAAAACTCAATCAGGTGTTTTTCGACGGCGACGGCCAGCCCGTTTCGGGGACGATCCCCGAAATTCTGGAACAACCCGAAGGGGGAGACATCCAGATTCTCGAAGTCTGGCTGGAACATAAACGGAAATGGGTCCGCGCCGATCTGCGATCGAAACGCAAGCTGGCGGGAAGAAAGACCCGCCTCCGCCGCGTGCACATCGAGAGCCGGCCTTTCATGGCGCCGGCCCTCAAAAGGAACGTCGATAAGTTCCCCGACCTATGGGCCGGGGTGGTAACGGATTAGAGGGTGACACGTTTGCAGGTCGTTATAAGGAACTTCAATACGCAAGCCAGACCTGAATCGGGCTTGCCTCTTCACGCGAAAGGATGAAACGCCATGCCTGCCACGAACCCCAATTGGACCGGGCTCGACATGTACCTGTACCTCAACACGGCCACCCAGGCCAGCCCGACCTGGGTATTGATCGACAACTGCGACGACCTCAAACGGAGCAAGAGCCGGGCCGAGGCCGATCTCAGCAGCCGTAAGAGCGACGAAATGCAGCGGGAGCCGACGCTGGCCGACGTCGCCTTTTCGTGGGGCATGATTATCGACGAGACCGACAGCAACTACACGACGCTCCGGACCAACGAGGAAGGCCGCGTGCTGACCGAGCTGGCCTTCGCCAATCAGCCGATCGCGACCTCGGGCTGCGTCTACGTCCGCCGCCAGCTCAAGATCTTCGGACTGGACGAAGATTATCCGCTCAAGGACGGCGTGAAATCCCAGCTCACCGCCAAGCCCTGCAAGGGGGCGATTAAGTCGCGCGTCACGGTGCCGTGACGGCGATGCCGAAAAGGTCGAAAGGGTCGAAGAGTCGCAGACTCATTCCCCTTTGGCCTCTCAGAGCCCTTAGACCATTTCGACCCTTTTTTGCGGAGGCCGCGACGTGCAGAGTTTTCAAGATGGCAAAAACCGCCGGTGGACACTCGATCTCAACGGCCATTCCCTGCGCCGCGTGTTCAAGCTGACCGGCGTCAACCTGAGCGAAATGGAGGACGGGACGCCGCCGCTGGTGATTCGGTTGCAGACGAACGTCGTGTTGCAGGTCGATGTGATCTGCGCGCTGCTGCTGCCGGATATTGAAGCGGCCGGCCTGTCGGACGAGGAATTTGGCAAGGGGCTCAGTCCCGAGACCGTGAAAGTCGGGGTCACTGCGCTCCAATTGGAGCTGCTCGATTTTTTCCGCCGATTGGGACGTCCGGATCAAGTGGAGATCCTGAAGTCTCAAGCGGAATTTGGAGCCAAACTGACAACCCGGAAATTGCAGCGGCTCGAGAGACTCGACGTCGACGCCTTGCTCAACAAAACAATGCCGCTGCCGCCCGAGCAAAATCCGCCGGAGAGCCCGCCAGCCGGCGACGCACCGTCTGGGAACGATACGACGAATACACCGCCCTCCTCCGGTGCGACGCCTATCAATACTCCCTGAGGCGGCTAGAAAAAATGTGGGAGGCCACGAACAACGAAGCCTGGAACCATACCGCCGAACTGATGGCCACGATCCTGAACTCCCAGGGAGGAGAGTTTACGCGAGCCGATTTTCATCCGGCCCTGCAGAAGCCCGTGCGACGATCGAGCAACCCGGATGATGCGTTGTAGAAAGCGAACCGATGCCCAGTAGCGGCGGAATTAAAGCCGGCCAGGCCTATGTCGAGGCCTACGTCAAAGACGATGAGTTCAAGAAGGAACTCGACGACGATGCCGAGGCGGTGGACGGTTTTTCGAAGGCCGTTTCCTCGTCCGTCGCCGCCTCCAGCTATGCGAGCCAGGCCGGTTGGGCCGCGCTGGCTCTGGCCGGCCGTCGCAATGCCGAAGAATCCAAACAGTCGTTTGGCATCGTCGGCCAGGCCGCGGCCACAGTGCAGAACAAAGTCGCGGGGGCCTTCGCTGTCGTGACGGGCTCGATCGTCGGACCGCTGCAAGCGACCAGCTCGACACTGCAATCGTGGGGCGCCGCGATCGCCGGCTGGGGCCAGAAGATCACCGCCGCCGGCGCCGGAGCCAAAGCCTTCTTTGCCGGCGCGCTGGGGACATTCACGGAGATGGGCTCGACCGTTGCCACACTCTCCCAGAGGACGAAGGTGGGAGCCGAGGCCCTGACGACGCTCGGCTTCGCGGCCCGCGTGTCGGGAGGGAACGCGGCCGCTCTGGAGTCGGGCTTCGGAAAACTCTCCGACACGCTCGCCGGTGCCAGCCCCGCCGCCCTGGAGGGCCAGCGCGCCTTGGGCCTCGTCGGTCTGTCGGTCAAGGAACTTCTGAAGCTCAGCCCGGACGCCCAATTCCGAGCGATCGCCGACCGGCTTTCGCGAATCTCGGATCCCGCTCAGCGCGCCGCCGGGGCCATGATGATCTTCGGCCACGCATCCGAGAGTCTTCTCCCACTGATCGAACAGGGAGCCGCGGGGATTGAATCGCTGGAGGACAAGGCCCGCTCGCTGGGGCTCGAAATGCGGGGCGAGGATGCCGCCTCGGCCCTGTCGCTCAAACAGGCCCTGACGACACTCTGGGACACCGTCAAAATGGCGACGTTCGCCATTGGCCAGCCCCTGGCCGAGGCGATGCAGAAGATGGTCGAGATGGCGACCAAGGTTGTCGGCCGGGTTTCCCAATGGATCAAGCAAAACAAGGATCTGATTGTCTCCGCCAACTCGATCGCCTCGATTGTGACGGGAGCTGGCACCGCGATCACGGTCTTCGGCGGAATCGTCTCGGGAGCCGGAATTGTGCTCGGGGAAATCGCCGCCGTGGCCGGTGCGCTCCTCTCGCCGATCGCCCTGGCCACGGCTGCCGTGGCCGGGCTCGGGTATTACCTGGCGACGAACACGGAGACGGGGAAGACGGCCGTCGACGCTTTGTCGCAGACGTTCAGCGATATGAAATCGTCGGCCATGGAAACGTTCGGGGCGATCTCGGCCGCTCTGGCCGCGGGCGACATCAACCTGGCGATCGAGATCCTGACCACGACACTCAAGGCCAAATGGGCCGAGGCGACCGCCTATCTGATGGAAAAATGGGAACAGGTCAAATCGGTCGCCGTCCCAATCCTGACCGTGATCGGCGCCGAGGCGGCCGCCGCCTGGGAGGAAATCAGAACCAGGGGGATCGAAGCTTGGGACACAATCCAGGCCCGGGCCGTCGCCTTCGCCGAGTCCGTCCAAGGGCTCTGGAAGGGGATCAAGGAGACGTGGGCGGAGGCCATGCTCAATCTCACGCAATACTGGGACCGGGTCAAACCGATCGCCGACATGGCCGCCTCGGCCGCCGGACACCTGCTCGGTGGCACCGCGACAGCCGCTTCCCTCGCCGTTTTCGGAGGGGCCGGAATCCCGGGCCTCGGGGGTGGCAAAGGACCGGGAGCCGGGGCCGGACCGCCCGCCGAGGCGGCCGACGGCGGACCCTCCACGCTCGATAAAATCATTGAAGGCGCGAAGGATGGCTGGCAAGCCCTCAAAGACAAAATCGCCGCCGCCGGCTCCGGATCGTCCAGCGATACCGAAGACAAATACGGAGTCGCCGCCGCCCGCCAGGCCGCCGCCGATGCGTTGGCCCGCGCCCGGGAACTGAAAGACAACGCCTCGGCCGGGGGACCGGCCGGCGGAGGCCTGTCGGTCGATTTCAGTGCCGCGGCCAAAGCGGCCGCCGAGTCGAAAACCAGAGCCACTCCCGGCCTGGGTTATGCCGATGCGAGGTCGACCGAAGGTTTCAAAGCCATTGCCGTCGCGCTCCGCCAGGGCCGCGACGATCCGCAGCGCGCCGCGGCCACCAGCCTCCGATCGATCGCCGATGACACTGCCAAAAACCAACGCTGGCTCAAACAGATCCGGGATGACATCCACTCGCAACAGGGGTTTGGTTTCTGATGGGACTCATCGGCTGGGAACACGACTGGGATGAAGAGTATCGCTCGCGGCAAGCCGCGGTGACTGCGATCGACTTCTATTCCGTCGAGATGAGCCTGGAAACGGACGGCGGCCCGCAGATTCAGACCGCGATCCCGTTCATGCGCGACTACGCCCCCCATCCGCGTAAGATTCCCGGCGTCTACGTCGTCGAGTTTCGGTCGAAACGGATTCCCGGCCTCAACACGTTCAAAGTGGAGCTCGAATACAACGACGAGATTACACAGCAGGTAAACCCGCTCTCGATTCCGCCGGTGATCACCGGGACGAAGGTGGCGCGCCAGATCCCCCGCTTGACCGATGCCGATGGAAAAGTGAAATGCAACACGGCCGGCGACCTGTTCGACGATCCGCCGCCGCTGGTTACGGTGTATGACCGTGTCTACAAGGTCGTGAAAAACATCCCCACCAAGCCTCCCGATTGGGTCGACGGCTACATCAATTGCACCAACAGCGACTCCGTGACGCTCAAAGGCCGCGTGTGGGAGCCGGGAACCGTGCTCTACGTCCCCGGCGACCAGGGGGTCGACGACGTCGGCGGACCTCAGCAGAACATACCGTACATGCCGTACGACTTCGAGCTGCACTGCCGCGCCGACGGCTGGAAGGACTACATCCCGAATATGGGGTTTAACGAGATCATTCCGCTCCCTGCCAACAGCCCGCTGCTCGGGACGCCCCTCGACGCCAAGTCGCAAAAGGGCATCGCCACGATTCCCGGACAGCTTCCCGATGACCAGGTTGTGGACTTCAAAAAGGGGATCCGCTACGTCCGCCGCAAAATCCTGATCGGGGCCGCCCGCGAACAGCCCAACGAAAAGCAGGCCCTCGACAAAAACGGCCGGGCGATTGCCGTCCCCACAATCGACAACATCGTGCTCGTGCCGTTCAACGATTACACCCCGCAGCCGTTCAACGGCGTGCTACCACTCAAGTGAAAGGAGGTCGAAGAGTCGAAAAGGTCGGAAAGGTCGAAAAGGTCGTAGAGCAAATCTCTTCGACCCCTTCGACCCCTTTGACCCCTTCGACCCTTTTCCACCATGCCCATCAAAACCCTCCGCGGCGACGCGATCCCCGTCGCCAAGGTCGTCTATTACACACCGCTCGGCCCGATCGTGCCGGGGACGGTGTTCAGTTTGTGGTGCAACGGCAAAGCGGTGACCTACAAGGCGATCACCGGCGACACCCCCGCCAGCGTCGCCACGGCCTGGGCGGCCGCCGTGGCTGCCACCACGATTCCCGAGTTCCAGGAAGTCCTCGCGACGGCGATCGGCTCATCGCTGTCGCTGGTCGCCGTCGCGGCCGGCGTGCCGTTCGAGATTACGGCCACCAGCTCGGGAAACCTGACCGTCTCGGAAACGACCCTGGGACATGGGGGCCAGAACGAGGTCCACAAAATTGCCCTGATCGGCGCCTACACCGGCGGCAATTTCACGGCGACCTGGAATTTCGGCGCGGGGAACGTCACCACCGGGAACATTGCTTACAACGCGACGGCCGCCGCGGTTCAGGCCGCAATCATCGCTCTCTCCGGAGTGGGAGCCGGTCAATGCGCTGTGACCGGCGGCCCAGGCCCCGCCGCGCCGTGGTATGTCACGTTCACGGGGACGCTGGCCGGAACGGCGATCGCGGCCGGGACGATCAACGGAGCCGGCCTGACGGGAGCCTCCAGCCTGACGATCGCCGAGGTGCAACCGGGAGTCGGCCTGTCAAATTCGATCCAATACTTCGACCCGGCCGCCCAGGCCGGCAGCTTCACACTGACGTTCAACGGCCAGACCACGACGGGCCTCAACGCCAACTCGTCCGCCGCCGCCGTCCAGGCCGCGCTGCAGGCCCTCTCGACCATTGGAGCCGGTAATTGCGCCGTCTATACCGCGACGAACACCGGCAACTGTCCCCCCAATCCCTATTTCGTCCAGTTTACGGGAGCGCTGGCCGCGACGAACGTCCCGCTCCTGACCTGGTCGACCGCCTTCCCGGGGGGAACGACCGGTACAACGCCCCCCACGCAGATTCAGCAGGGGGGACAAACCACAAGCCAAGCCTGGCAATTCGTATCGCTGGGAAGTTTCATCGGCGGCACGTTCAGAATGTCATTCAACGGAAAGACGACAGCCGCAATCCCGATTTTGTTTCAGGGGGCCTCGGCCACGATCGCCACGATCACGGCCATTCAATCCGCTCTCTCCGCCCTCAGCTCGCTCGCCGGAGTGAGTGTCAGCGTGTACGGCAAAAGCTATACGGGATGGGGTATTTTCTACTCCGACAATGCGTTCCTCGTTGGTTTCTCCGGACTTTCGACCAGCGCACCGGCGCCGCTGCTCTCGATCGACAATTCCGGACTCACGGGGGGAGCGGGCCCGTCGACCGCGACAGTGCTCGCCACGGGCCAGGCCAATGTCAACGAAATCCAGTCCGTTCAGGTCAACGCGGCCGGCGGAACATTCACGCTGACCGCCGGCGCGCAAACCACCACCGCGATCGCCTGGAACGCCGTCTCGGGAACCGTGCAGACGCGCGTCGCCACGGACCTGTCGACGACGATCGTCTCCTGCACGGTGACCGGATCGGGAACACCCGCCAGCCCCTACCTGATCACCGTCACGAGCCCCGCCAATACAACGATTGCACTCCTCACGGGGAACTCTGGATCATTAACGGGGGGGACGGGGACGATCACGGAGACCGTCGCCGGCTCGGCCGGAGCGAACGAGGTCCAGACGATCACGCCGGCCCAAGGGGTCAACGGGGGGACACTCACGCTCGCCTTCAACGGCTCGAGCCCCACCGAGTCCCTCGCTTGGAATGCGACCGCGGGCCAAGTGCAATCCGCGCTCAGGTCGCTGCCGACGGTCAACACGGTGACCGTCACGGGGGGATCCGGCGCCGCCTGGGTGGTGACCTGGTCGCTGACACAGCAGTTTTCTCCGCAGCCGCTGATCGTCGCCGACGGTTCTTTGCTGACAGGGATGTTTTCCGCGGGAATCACCGCCGCCACAATCCAGCGGAGCGCGGGCCCGCTGCATTGGGACGATCCGACGAACTGGGCTCCCGCCGGCGTGCCCGGTTATCTCGATTCGGTCTACCTGACAACGCCGCAAGCCGATTGCCTCTACGGCCTCGACCAGATCAGCACGTTCCAAGTCGCTTCGAACGTCCAGCAAGTCGCAGTCTCCGCCACGGGGGGAACGTTCACGCTCACCTCGGGAGCCCAGACGACCGCCGCGATTGCCTACAATGCGACCGCCGCGCAAGTCGGGGCCGCGATCCTGGCCGCGTTCACGACCAACGCCCTTCAGTGCACGGTGACCGGCGCCGGCACGGCCGCCAGCCCCTGGGTCATCACGGTCCAAGGTCCCCAGGGGGCCAGCCTGCCCCTCCTCACTGCGAATGCCGGCAGCCTGACGGGGGGCGCGGGGACCGTGACGATCAACGCCGCCACGTTCCTCGTCACGGGCCAATTCGCTCTCGTCAATGGGCAAACGGTGTCCGTCACGAACGCCGGCGGAGGCTTGCCCACCGGCCTGGCCGTCGCCACGGCCTATTACGTGAGTAATAGCAACCGCGACACCAAAACGTTCCAGCTCGCCGCCACATCGGGGGGAACGCCGATGGCCGTCACGACGGTGGGGACGGGGACGCACACGTTTGGCTCGCGGCTCAATTACCTGGAGGTGAGCTCCAATTGGACTCAGCTCCTCGGCCTGGATTACACCAACCCCGCCGGCTACGTCGAATACCGCACCCGTCCGCTGCACATTGGCGTGGCCGCCGCGGGCCTGATGTCGATCAACGTCGGAACCGGAGCGGGAAGCGGCTCCCAGCGGATCAATCTCGACACGGACGTCGACCAGGTCGCTCTCAAGGCGATTACGACGGGCGGCGAGCTCACCCCCGGAGTCCCGCCGCTCCTGTGGCGCAACGCCTCGGCCGTCTCGACGCTCGAAATCGTCAACGGCGACGTGGGAGTCGCCATCTATCCCGGCGAATCGGCCACGCTCGCCAGCCCCACCAAGATCCGGTCCGGAAGCCTGACGCTGGGACCGGGAGCCACCGTCGGAACGATCGATCAGACGGGGGGGAAGATTGTGAGCAACGGAGCGACGATCAACGGAGCGTGTGTGTTTTCGTAAGGAAGCGTATGGCAGAGCAACTCGTCCGATTCACTCTCGACGCCGCACAGCGCACCAAGGCCTGCGTGCGCGCGTTCGAAGCGGGCGAGCTCGGGGGCGAACCGGTTTCGCGAGCGAGCCGGTCGCGCCACGATCGGCCCCCCATCCGAGCCATCCTCCTGGAGGATCTCGTCGACGAGGGGGAAGCCGATGCCGCGGTGACCTACAAGGCCAGCATGACGGAGATCCAAAAGCTGACCGTGCTGGGTTTCGTCTCCTCGGGAACATTTTCGCTGAGCTTCAAGGGAGCCTCGACCGATTCGCTCCCGTTCAACGTCCTGCCGACTGCCCTCCAAACGGCCCTCGAAAACCTGCCGACGATCGGCAAGAACAACGTCCGCGTCACGCTCGGCTCATTTGCCCCCGACCCCAAACAGCCCACGCAGCTCGATTACGTCGGCGTCTGGCTGATCGAATTCCGCGGCACATTCCTGACGCGCGACCCGGCGACGATCCCGCTCCTCGTCCCCGCCAGCTCCCTCGGTTCCACCGGCCCATCGCTCCTAATCGCCGAGCACACCCAATGGGCCGATACGGGAATGATCGAAACCATCCACGCCATTTTGCCCCTGACCACGCCGACCCCCGTCCGGGCCGGCGCCGTCGTGACGGCCAAGCAATGGCCAGGGCTGGGCTACGGCCTGGAGACCGTTCAGCCGAGGCAATTTGGGAACCCGTATTGAAAGGGTCGAAGAGTCGAAGAGAGTTGTCCACGGATTTTTACGAGTTCCTTTGAAACGAAAGAAAAGGTGAAACCATGCACTATCGAAACGGCCGCGAGGCCAAAAACGGAGATCTCATTGTTCAGATCGGGAACGAAGGCCGGATTGAGAAGTTCGGAGTTCTTCATTCTGCGACTCCCGGAAATGACTACTGCAACGGCGTCATCGCTCCTGTGCAGGAAGTCAGGGCCGGCGCCTGCATGTGCGATTGCCTGCACGTTGATGACTTGGCAGCGATTCTCAAGGAAAAGGGCCTCGACAAACGCCCCGAAGGTAAATAGCGACCCCTTTGACCTCTTTGACTCCTTCGACCCTTTATTTGCCCCATGCCTGTCCACCTTTTTGATCCCGGATGCCCTCACGCCGACCCGACTCACGCCGGGATCGGCCAGACGGCCAAGCGCTGTGGAGATTGCCCCGCCGTGCCGAGATATTGGAAGGTGGAAAGCCGGACGCCGGCCAGTGCCGACGATCTCGCCGCCGCCATGTTCGGCCCGACGTTCGTCCTCGACCGTGAGTTGACCCAGTTTCGCGTCGACGAAAACGACAACTGCCAATGGAGCTGCTCGTTCGCAGTGCCCGGGGGAACGGGGAGCTGGCTCATTTACTACGGTTCCATCGCCCCGCCGGGGGGTGGCCTGGCCGTCTCGGGTTGGCTCGCCGTCGCCGGCGGCCCGACTCCGTTCCCGCTCAATGAGGTGGCCGCCTATGTCCGCCTCGATTTCTTCCGCTGTATGCAAGCCAACGTCCTGACGTTCATCCCGCCGCCGACCAGCGGGGGATTCAATGCCACCCCGGACGCAGTCACGATTACTCCCTTCTGGCCCTAAATCATGAGCTTCCGAGCCCTCTGGCATACCGACCGCTATGAGCCCCGCGACATGCGCGACGCAGTCCCGCAGACCTATCATGAGCGGCTGCTCGCCTGCGAGGCCTGCGCCCACCGCGTCGGCCACAAATGCACGCGGGCGGAGAATCTGTGTTCGGTGCTGGCCAGGCCGGTCAACGCGACGTGCCCGGCTCGCGCGTGGGGGGAGACGCGCGAAGAGGCAAGCCCCGTGGGTGCCGACTCAAAGACGCAAGGCGTTACGCGGTTCGTGCCTGGCGAGGATGTTCCCTCACGAGGCTTGCCTCTTCACGCCGCCGATGCCAGCGCCCGACCCCGCCCACTCCGCGTCGGCCTCTTTACCGACGTTTTCGCCTGCGGTGGAGTCGAACGTTGGTGGCTCTCGCTCTGCCGCCATTGGTCGACCGGCGACATCCTGACGCCGGCCGGGATCGCCCTCACGGACCGCGGAGCCATCTACGCCCCGCACATCCGCGAGGCATTGCGCTTCGCCCCGATCTATGCCACGAAATGCCGCCGCGCCGAACTCCGTCCTCTATCCTCGATCGTCGATCCTCTGGCCCCCAGCCGCATCCGCCTCCTCGACCTCGAAACCGACGCCTGTCGCGCCCTCGCAGCCCACTGCGACATCATCCTCACCTGGTGCCATGCCGATCTCCCTCCGCTGCTCGGTGATTTCGGCGGCCCGGTCGTGTTGATCTCGCACGGTGAAGGAGCCTGGTCGCAGCACCTGATGCAGGGCGCCGCGATCGGCGCGACACATTACGCCGCCGTGTCCCGAGCGGCCGTGAATGCCTTCCCCACCGAGATCCGCCGCCAGGTGAAGGTCATCGAGAACGGGATTGACCTCGACCGCATTGCCCCCACCCGCTCGCGCCTCGACGTTCGCGCCGCCTGGGGAATTTCACCCGATGCGATCGCCGTCGGTTATCTGGGTCGCAACAGTCCGGAAAAAAATCCCCTGGCCGCCGCTCGAGCCGTGGCCGCAATCAACCGCGATAATCCGGGGGCCGCCTTTGCCGTCTATGCTCACCCGCATTTCGGGGACAATCCCGAGGCTCGGAACGCCGTCCTCCAAGCCGCTGCCGGCGAAGCCGCCTGCATCACGCCCGATCATATGGGCGACGTCCTGGGAGCCCTCGACGTCTTCATGCTGGCCAGCGAGCAGGAAGGGGGATCCTTGGGCCTCCTGGAAGCCCTGGCCGCCGGAATCCCCTGCGTCGTGACGGCGGTCGGCAACGTTGAAGATCTGGAAAAGCGATTCGGGCCGCTGTTCACACGCGTTCCGATCGGAGCGACCCCCGCCCAGCTCGCCGCCGCCCTCTGGGAAGCCACGACGACATCCCACCCGAATGCCTTCGGCGGCCCGGAAATGGTGTTTCACAATTTCACCTCCGCCCGCATGGCCCGCGACTGGGAATCGTTCCTCACCTGTTTGACCCTTTCGACCTCTGCGACTCCCTGACCATGTCCGCCACGCTCCAACTCCCCTACACTCGCGTCTCGACGTTCCCCACCGGATCGATCGCCGGTCGATCGACTGCCGGGACCGGCTTCCTGGAGGCCCTCACGCCCGGTGCCGGCCTGACGCTGGCCGCCGGCGTCCTCTCCGCCGCCGTCGCCTCTGTGGCCGGCCGGACGGGGGCCGTGACGCTCACCAAATCGGACGTCGGCCTGGCCGCTGTCGAAAACACAGCCCTGAGTACTTGGCCGGGCTCGGCGAATATCACGACGCTGGGGACGATCGGGACCGGCGTCTGGAACGGGACGTCCGTTACGAGTCCGTTTCTTAATGTGACGGGCGACTGGCCAATCAACTCGCACAAGATCACGAGTGCGGCCGATCCGACCCAAGCCCAGGACCTCGCGACCAAGAATTACGTTGATACGGCCATCCAGGGGCTCGATGTCAAAACTTCCTGCGTCGCGGCCACCACGGCGAATATTGCGCTCACGGGGACACAGACGATTGACGGCATCGCCGTCACGGCCGGCCAGAGGGTCCTGGTGAAAAACCAATCGACTGGGAGCCAGAACGGAATCTACGTCGTCGCCTCCGGGGCTTGGAGTCGATCGACAGACGCCGTCCAGGGGGAACTGCTCTCGGGAGCCTACACATTCGTGGAAACGGGGACGGTCAACGGCGCGACCGGCTGGACGCTGACGACGGCCGACCCCCTGACGATCGGCACGACAGCCCTCACCTTCACGCAATTCGCCGGGGCCGGGACTTACACGGCGGGGGCCGGCCTGACGCTGACCGGGACACAATTCAGCGTCGGCACGGGCCAGATCACAAACACCATGCTCGCCGGAAGCGTCGCCGCCTCCAAATTGGTGGGGACGGACATCGCGACCGTGGGGACGATCACGAGCGGCATCTGGCACGGAACGGCCCTCGGCCTGCTTTACGGTGGGACCAACGCCGACCTGTCGGCCACTGGCGGAGCATCGAAGTTTCTGAAACAGGCGAGCGCCGGAGCCGCGATCACGGTCGTTCAAGTCGCCGACGCGGACCTCTCTGTAACGAACGTCACGACAAATAACGTCAGCATAACCGCGCACGGCTTCGCCCCCATTGCCCCTAACGACGCGACCAAATACCTCGACGGGACCGGGGTCTACAGCATTCCGGCCGGCGGCGGAAGCACGCCAGGCAACCCGACCGCCAGCGTCGGCCTGGCCGCCGTCAACGGCTCAGCCTCGACCTATCTGCGCTCAGACGGAGCGCCGGCCCTGTCGGTCGCGATCGCTCCCACCTGGACCGGCCAGCACATTTTCGCCCAGACAATCGGTACGACAACGCAACCCGTTAAGGTCCTGGGGAAGGCCAGCCAATCGGTCGAGAACTGGCGATCGACGCTGGGGACGTCGCAGACCGGAAACCATTTGAGCTGCTATAACAGCGACGACTCGACGCTCACCCTCGCCTTGTCGAGCGCGGGCAAGATCACGACGTATAACGCCGTCGCCACGGCCGGGATCGGGCTGCCACCCATCGTCGCCACCGGTCGCGCGGTCGGAGTGAGCGCGCAGCAGACGTCGCTCTGTACCTTCACGCCAACCGCCGATTCATCCTTCCTGGTCTGGGCCAACGTCAACCTGACCACGCTGGGCTCGGCGAATTTTCAGGTCGACGTCACGTTTACCGACGAAACGAATACGGCCCGGACGCAGATTCTCCAGTTCATCAAAGACAACGCCGCGAGCACCTCATTCAGTATCGTCACGAACGCCGTCTCCTATAACGGGACGGCGGTTTCGATTCGAGTAAAGGCCAATACGGCGGTCACGATCAAGACCAACGCAGGGACATACACGTCGTGCGTCTACAACATTGAGGGATTCATCCTGCAGATCAACTAACCAAGGGAGAGTGAGATGTCCACAACGATCACGATCGAATCCCCGGCCCTGGTCGGGACCCTGGTCAACGGCCGCGTGGTGATTTCCCAGGAGTCGCCGCTCCGGATGGTGACGCGCACGATCACGGGCGTTGACGATCAGACCGTACTGGCGTACGCCCAGCGGATCGCCAACCTGGCGCAGTGGGACCCCTCGGCCGGCGACGTTGCCATGCCGGGCCTGGAGGCGACCGTTAAATACTGGGTGGCCGAGGCCGCCGCAGAAGCCGCAATCGTCGCCGAGCTGGCCCATGCGGAAGATCTGGAGACCACCGCGGCCCGGTTTCTGGGGAATGTCAACCCGTCAATTACCTGAAGGCTGAAGGAGGAAGGCTGAAGGATGAAAACGAACACACCAAAAACCAAAACCGAGACGGCCGCCACCGTGACGGAGCTGCGGAACGTCGTTGCGGCGCAGATCAAGGAGCTGCAGGCCGCCGCCGACCAGCTCTTCGAACAGCGAAAGCAGGCCGAGACGTTCCGGCGCGAGGCTCAAGAGACCGTCGACACGCTCAACTTTCGCCTGCTGTCGCTGGAACGCCAGAACGTCGCCCTCCGGGATTCGCTGACGGTCACTGAGGGAGCGCTGCTGCAGTTGCGAGCGAAGCAGACGTAAGAGTCGCAAAGGTCGAAAGGGTCGAACAGTCGAAGAGAGACCCCGCCGGCCGCAACTTCGACCCCTTTGACTCTTCGACGTCTTCGACCCCTTTTTTGCCCCATGTCCCAAATCGTCCAATTCCCCGCCACCCTTCTGCCCACCATGGTCAACCTCCTCACGCCGGGGACCGATACGGTTATCCAGGCAGCGAGTGCGATCGCCGCCCAGACCCACGCCGACGGCGTCTACCAGGCCACGTTTGCCGCCGTCCCCAACGGCCAATACACCGTCTCGGCCCTCGACGCCGGCGGCCACGGCATCATCGTTGATGCCGTCGCGATCACCGCCGCCTCAGGAACATTTAGTTCCGAGGGGATGGGATTCGCCGCGCTCAATGCGGGAGGCAGCAGCGGAGCCACCGCCGACCAGCTCCTCAACGCCTCGGTCGGGAGCCGCCCCGCCGGATCGCTGGGAGCGTTCGTGGCCCGCATCGGCCAGGTCACCCTCCAATGGTCCGGCCCGGTCCTCGGCAATGGAGATGTGCAAATCGTCCGCGGCAACGATTACTTCGCCGCCGATTCCTACTCGATCGACCTGCCCGCCCCCGCCAGCAAATTCGGAGACCTGACCGCCGCCACGGGGATCACGCTCACCGCCAAGAGCCCCTCCGACGTCATCGTCTTCGGCCCGATCGCCGGGAGCGTCATCAACGCCGACACCGAGAGTCAAGCCCTGCGCTTCGAGCCCACAGCGACACAGACCACCGTCCCGACTGCGAACGAGTCCGGGCCGGCCTATCTGTACGAGGCCCTCTGCCTGCGTCCCACCTCTGCCCGCAAGTTGACGACGGCCCGGGGAGCCCTGACCGTGCTGGACAACGTCCCACTGCCGTAGCAACTCCGGTTGACGTTGACAAAATGGGGCCACATTTTACAGTGGCGGGATGAAAGCTTCCGCAAAGCCGCCCGTCGAAACGGTCCGTCTCGCCATCTTGCATCCCGAACTGGGAGTACTGGCCGCCAGCTCCGCCCGGTTCACCCGGAAAGAAGCGATCCGCTTGCTCGGCGAATCCCGCCCCGGTACATTGGCGATCCAAATCCCCGACGACATGCCCCGGCCGCCCGCGAAGCGGACGCGGGCCGCGAAGACTCGGTGAGCTGCATTTTCGAGGCATGACCTCCGATCGCCAACAGTTGGACATTGGAGCCGATGCTTTAGTCGTACGGATTGCCCGATCCGGCATCAACCAAACAGATCAGGTGCAATACCAGGCCCGGAACGATGAAAAAGATATAGCCAATCGGCACCATTAAAAACCAAAGGAGAGCACCCAGGACCTGTCCCTTGTAGAGCTGCCCCAATCCGGGCCAAAAGAAACTCAGAACTGCGGCAACGCCCGGATGCCATCTGGCGTTCCGCGGTTCTGAGTGAACGAACTGTCGTGCTGCCTCAGCCCTAACCAGCACGGGATCTAACAACTCTCCGCAGTGCCTGCATTTGCGGGCGGCATTCTGAATCGTTTCACGGCAGAACGGGCAAACAGTCGTCTCTCTTGCGGGACTTTTGAGGATCACGGTCGGAGTGGTTGGTCGGGCTATCCGCGTTACAGGCAACGGGGAGATCACCATTTCCGATCGGGCCTTCTCGGCGCGCACTGCGGCTCGCCGCTTGGAACGCTCTCGCAAGTTCGTCCGCATCCGAGTCGCCGCATTTCGAAACGCCGACCAGGTGCTGTGGAGTGCCGCGGTAAACGGTCCCTCGATAAGCTCATCGACGCAACCGGGGTCGCCACTAAATAGCCCGGCCAAGTCGCCAGCTCGAAACCAGGAGCTACTCGCCTCTCCGCGGGCGATCAGCGCATCCTGCGAGAGCTTTCCCGATGCGGCGAGCTCGCGAAGTCGCTTCGCCGTCGTCGGCCCCCTGACGGAGTCGCCCGACGAAACATAATAATCAGCCGCTTTCGCCATCATAGCCCTTCAATGGTGTTCGGTGCCTGCCCGGGACTCGCTCATTTGAGAGCCTTGGCCGCTTTCTTCCCGGCCTCCGTCTCTGGGTACTTTTCGGCGATCTCTTTGAGGATCTTGCGATAGCTGTCCGCTTTGCCGGCCTTCAGCAGCGATTCCGCCGACTTGAGCTTTGCCGCGGCCGCCTTTTCATCCTTGTCCGCCTTCGCCTTCTCTTCAGCCGCTTGCTTCGCGGCCGCTTCCTCGTCCCGCTTCTTCTTCTCGGCCGCCTTTTGTTCGGGAGTTTTTTTGGCCTCAGCCTCATCCTGGAGCCGAGCTTCTTCCTTTCGCCTCTCGATTTCCCGGGTCCGCTCTTCCGCCTCCTTTTCGCGTTTATAGTCGAAGACAATGCCGTCCGAGTTCGGTGGACTGAGGGATACCTTCAACAGGATCGGCCCGCGCGAACCGATCGCCTCGCCAGGGAGAGTCAACCGCAGCTCCTTCGCTTTGTCGATCGGCAGCTCGAAGATCAGAACATCCAGCACAACTTTCTCGGGATAGACCGACTCACCTTCCGCCAACTGATCTTCGACTTTACTGAAAATGTCGAATCGTATTCGCTTGTACCCATTACCGAGTTCGTCGGAAGCCCGCGCCCTGGACTTTGATTCGAGGTCGAAATTTTTCGTCGACCAACCGCGGTAGTCGTGCTTTTTCGTCTCGCTGTGGTTTTGAATTCCCAGATAGACTGACAGCAAATCGTCCTCGGAAGCCGTCTTTTCCCGCAAATGAACCAGCGGGACCTTCCCGCGTCGGACGGCCAATACACCTACGGTCAGATCACCGACGCGGGCCTTTCGCCCGGCCGCCTCCCACGCGACGTCGCGAACCCCGTCTTGCCCGAGCAGCGACAATGCGACAACTGCGACATGAATCATTCTGGCTCCCCAAATAGCTCGCCCAAAGAATTTGAAAAATCCGAAAAGTTCTCAGTTGACAATCGTTCAGCGAATTGGTTTACTGACGTCCACTACACGAACGACACCGGGAAACAGAGTGCAGCCCCGGCGGAAAGACTCCCCCGTAACCAACGGCCACGACGGATCCAGCCGGGAGCCAGAGACCTTGCCACACGCGAGGTTATCACTTGAGTAATATCGATCCCCGCTGGCACCACCTGGCCATTCTCCGCTCGCTCGGCCTCCCTGCCAATCTTCAGCCTCCCGCCCATTCAGGGTAACACGCCGCGCTCCTCTCAGCCAGCGGCCGCCTGTGAACTCGCCGATGAGCCCAGGCCATTCGAGGTTTCCCCGTTCCCCCATTCAGTGTCGATCACGCTCCTCTAATCGGGCCTGATCGCGATCGCCGCGCGCCCAGTGAGTTTCATTGATGGCCACCTTACGTTTACAATCCCCGCATGCCACGCGAGCCAGGCGGACCTCTGCGACCTGTAGAGGACGCCGATTGCGCGATGAAGTTCAAGGCACCGAAGAGTTGGCGGGTGGCCATCCAGAAGTATCTGGATGGAGAAGACTTTTCGGAATTTGCCCGAGAACTGATCCGCAAGAAAATCGAACCGCACGTTGGTCCACTGTCAATTGTACGATCTCGCGGGAAGCCGCGGGGCAAGCGGAAGAAAAAATAATTGGCAGGCTGCTGGACCCCTTTCGGGGAGTTGACAATAAGGTGGGCACCTTTTACGGTGGAATGCTCTCACTTCACTGTCATCCAACAAAACGAGCCGCCCGCAGTCTGATTCACCGCGGCCGGCTCTTCAAAGTCACCGGTACGAGGCCGGCGAAAATGTCCTGGAATTGGGACACGAGTTGCACCCTCAGCATCCCGTCTTGTTGTAGCACGCCGGTTGATTGCTGGCAACGACTACGAAAATCCGTAGTCCGTGCGCTTCCATTCACAATCGGACATGGCTATAAACACGAGCGTCCCACGCCGTGCTCTAACACGACGTGGATAAATCCATCCCGGTTTAATCAGGACGGAACCGCCGTGAACGATTCACGCGCCGCGCGGATTGCGCGCCGAGTGTTGATCTCTGTGACTTGCGCTCCAGCCCCATGGGCCGTACGAGTGCGAGGCCCCCCGCCCTGACCCTGGCGACCGTTCTTCTGCGATTCGCCGTCGCGCAAGAGAAAACCCGCGGAAAGCTGGTAACTTCCCGCGGGCTCATCCTCAGAAGAAAAACTTCCCAGTGCCGGACAGCACGAAAGGACGTTCTCAATGACTGAGAATGATTCTAAGGAACCTGCGCGCCCAGTCAAGCCCGCTCGCCGCTTCGTGCTGAAGCGCGGTTGGGTGATGACCAGGCGACAATTGATTGAGGCGACGTCCGCCAGCCAGGCGACGTTCGACAGGTGGCGCGAGAAAGGCCTTACGCCGCTGGACACCGGTACGAAAGAAGCCATGTTTCTTACGGATGATGTCATTGATCTTTGGCTAACACGCAAACCGAGGAAAGGCCCGCCGTCATGAGTGTCAAAGTCCGCGTTTTTCACCGCGCCGGCCGCAAGTTTTTCGAGGCCCAATGGTCCGACCCGATCACCGGAAAGAAACGGACGAAATCGACCGGCAAGACCCGACGTTCCGAAGCTGAGCGGGTCGCCGCCAAGCTGGAATCGGCGATTGAGGAGGGGCGGCATGACGCCAGCCCGCGGTTGAAATGGAAGGAGTTCCGGTCTCGGTATGAGGCCGAGGCCCTGCCAGCCCTGGCCGAGAAGACGGCGGCGAAAATGCGAGCCACGTTCAACGCGATCGAGGACGGCGTTTCGCCGCTGTATCTCGAATCGTTGACCGCCAACCAGATCAGCAAATTCCAAAAGTTCCTGCGCGACCGGGGGGCGGCCGAGGCGACCATTAAATCGCACCTGGCTTGCCTCAAAGCCGCCTTCGGTTGGGGAAAGACGCTGGGTTTGATTCGCGAGGCCCCGCAGATGCGAATGCCCGATCGCGTCGGCGGGATGAAAGGCCGCGCCCCGACCGCCGAAGAATTCGAGAGAATCAAGGCCAAAGCGGCCGAGGTCGTCGGGGAGGAGTTCGCCGCATCCTGGACCGAGATGCTCGACGGCCTGTGGTGGAGTGGCCTGCGGCTCGGCGAGGCGGTCAACCTGCATTGGACCGACGACAGACAGCTCTGCATCGACTTCTCGGGACGCCATCCCATGTTTAGGATCCAGGCGACGGCCGAGAAGGGGAACACTTTCCGCATGCTGCCGATCGCCCCCGAGTTCGCGGATTGGCTCGCCAAGATCCCGCCGGCCAAGCGCCGCGGTCACGTCTTCAATCCCCTCGGTCCGGAGGGACTCGGCCGCTTGTCGCTGAACTGGGTCAGCCGGCAAATTTGCCGCATGGGAGAAGAGGCCGGGGTGAAGGTCGCCGAGAGGAAGATTGTCGACGCCGATGGAAACCCCGGTGTGGCCACGAAATACGCCTCGGCCCATGACTTCCGCCGCGCCTTCGGTTACCGCTGGGCTCACCGTGTAATGCCCATTGTTCTTCAGGAGTTGATGCGCCACGCCTCCATTCAGACCACGATGGAATACTACGTCGGCAAGAACGCCGACGCGACCGCCGATCAAGTCTGGAAAGCTTTTGCTAACGAAACTGCTAACACCGCCCCCGTTCACCGTCCCGCCCCCATCCCCGACGCACCGCAAACCCATTCATGACAACGCCTTACCAAAGAGGCGCCGGTCGGAGTCGAACCGACGATGGCGGATTTGCAATTCGTAGATGGCAGGCACGGCAAAGAATCGGACTGCATGGAACTGCATTTTGTGGGGACCTGCGGGATGCGTTGATGTGTTCTGGCGCGAGCGGAGGCCACCCATTGCTAACGAAACTGCTAACACCAGCCGCTTTCGCGACGCGCCATCGCTGGCAAACTCCTACCGACAGGGGCGAGATTCGCTGGCTTGACAACTTCGCGCTCTTGGATTCGGAAATTTTTGTCGAAATATTTGAAAACCACCTCCGTACACTCTCCGGACCACCTCCGCATTCTCTCCGTTTTTCAGGCCGTTTTCTGCGTGTTTGCATTCCCGGAATTTTCTCGACAGCCCGGTTTTCTGTGGTAGATTTCGACCCATCAGAGAACAGTGGTGAACAGCAAGGAACGCAAATGAAAACCGCGACACGAGCCAAGTCAAACAGGAAGCCACCCAACAATACCGCGACGGCCACTGCCGCCGGCGACGGGTTGCCGAATGACGGAATGGTGACTGTCCGGAGAGCCGCGGAGTTTTTGAAAATCTCCACGCGGTTCATTTTCAAGCTGATCGAATGCGACAAGCTGCCAAGCGTCAAAATCGGACGGTCTCGTCGGATCAACGTCGAGTCGCTCAGGCGATTCGCCGAGACGGGGACTGCCACTAGCTGATGCCAGGAGCCAGGGACGGGAACGGGGGGCACGGAGGCCCCATTATTCCGCGAGTAATAAACCTGAGATGAGAGAGGAGTTCGGAATTCGGAGTGCGGAATGGTGATGACGGGCTGCTGGCCCGGCCCCGAGACTCACCCTCTGCCGCACTTCGAATCCCGGATTTCCCCAGAAATCGAAAGGAGCCTGTTTATGGACTTCATCGTTGACCTCCTGAAAGACGCGTGGGACGTCGCCACTCCGCTGTGCCTCCTGTTCCTGGTGATCCTGGCCGGCGTATTGATGGTCTGGCCCCTGCTCCCGGACCTGGGGACGCCGTTCGGTTGGGTGGGGAAAGGATTCAGAAAAGCCAAGGAGGTGTTACGCTGCGAGCTTCTCAATTTTTTGGAGGCGGTTGAAAACGCCGATCGAGGCGACGGCGATTTCTGGTCAGCCGCAAAGTTGGCTAGCGACTGCACTGCACCGCCGGCCGCCGCTCCGGACCCCGCCGCGTCTTCGCCATCCGCACTTTCGGACGACGACGATTGCGACAGCTCGGATACGACCGTTGATGTCCCCATTGCCGACTTGGTCCGTTCGACCCACAAGCACCCCGAGCCGATCGGCACCCGATTTTACGACCAAGCCAGCCACCGGAACATGATGCTCGTGACTGAAGGGACCTGGGCCGGCTGGATCTCGTTTCAGAATGTCGATGGCCGCTGGGTATCACTCCGGCCGGCGACGGTGGCAGACCGCGAAGCCATCGCCGAGGCCCAGAAGCGGGCCCAGGCCGCGGGAGTCGCCCGGACGATCGGCTGGCTGCCGGTCGCCAATTTATAACCACCGATCTTTTTCTTGACAACGGCCGGGTGTTCCGGCCGAGGCCGAGGCCTTGCATAGGCCCTTGCCGACTCACTCGGTACGCGCCAGGAGGGCGCGAAACAATCCCGTTGCGCTGCGCAGGGACGTTGAAACCAACGGATTTTGAATCAAAGGCTGAAGAGGGAAGGCTGAAGGATGAAAACGCCCCGCCAAAACACGTCGCTGCCGGCAGCTCCCAAGCTTTCGGCCTATGTGACGCGCGCCCAGTTGCATGCGTTTGTCGACCGGTATCCGGCCATCCGCGGGGATTGGCCGCAGGAGATGACGGGTCATTTGTATCGAGCCTACCAGCACATCCGCCGGCTGTTGGTGGACAACAACCCGACAATCGACTGGATCAAGCTGGAGGGAGGCCGAGCCGGCTGGGAAGCCCTCTCCGAGGCCGTGATGTGGAGCGTGCAAAAGGACGTCAACGCCAACCGACCCGCCCAGCTCTCGGCTTTCGGCCAGATCATCACGAAGACACTCAGCGACGATTACGAGCCCGCCCGGGACGCCAATGGCGACCAAGAGCGGGAGGCGATCCACCAGGCCATTTTATCACTCAAGGAATAACGACAGAAAGGATGAGGGCTGAACGATGAAGGATGAAAACGAAACCCAAGAACCGCCGCCGCACAAGTGCGTGGCGGATGAGTGCCAGGTTGAGGTACCGCATCATTTACTGATGTGCCCCTACCACTGGCGACAAGTGCCGCGCTCATTGCAGCGGGACGTCGACCGCACGTGGGCGATGGGCCGGGGTGCTGGAAGCAAAGAGCATATCAACGCCTGCAAGGCCGCCGCCAAAGCCGTGAACGCGCCCGAAGCCAGGCCGACGCGAAAGGAAACGCCGTGAAGCGCGACCCCAAGGCGAAACCCTCGACGAAGCTCCCGCTGCCACTGCCCAATGGGACCGCGGGATTGGTGGCCGACATCCTGTCGGAAAACGGAACGCCCGACGTGATCCGGGACGCCATCAAACGCATTTTGGAATGGTGGGAATCGGGAACGGGAGACATGGCCCCCTGCGTGAATGGGTTCATGCTGGTCGGACACAATCCCGAAACTCGCCAGGTGCATGTGACTTTCGACCGCGACCGCGTCGGCCATGTTGAGTTGACGCAGCATCAGGCCCTCGAATTGGCCCGCCTCCTGACCGCGAGAGCCCTGGCGATCAAGACGGCCGGGGGGACTCGTCAACATGGGTGAAGCCACCGGAATCGAATGGACGGAACATACCTGGAACCCCTGGGTGGGGTGCACGCAGATCAGCCCCGGGTGCGACCAGTGCTACATGTTTTCGGGAATGCGGCGTTTCGGCCGTGACCCCGAAGCCGTCGTGCGGACGAAGCGCTGGGGAGATCCGCTCAAATGGAGCCGTGAGGCCGCGTCGGCTGGCCGCATCGACCGGGTTTTTACCTGCTCTTGGTCGGATTGGTTTCACAAGGCCGCGGACGCATGGAGGGACGAGGCTTGGATGATCGTCGCCTCGTGCCAGAATCTCGATTTCCAGATTCTCACGAAACGCAGTGCACGGATTGCCGGCCATTTGCCATACGACTGGTATGAGGGGTACCGAAACGTCTGGCTGGGGGTGTCGATCGAAGAGCAAGCCCGCATTTACCGGGTCGACCGACTGGCGCGAATTCCGGCGGCCGTGCGATTCATTTCCGCGGAACCGCTCCTTGGCCCGTTGGACTTCAAGGGGGCTCTCCAGTGGAACGGCATCCATTGGGTCATTGTCGGCGGAGAGTCTGGCCACCACGCCAGACCCTGCCGCGAAACCTGGATCCGCGACATCGTCCAGCAATGCGCAGATGCGCGGGTTGCCTGTTTCGTCAAACAATTCGGGTCGAACCCGGAACAAGATTTTGGGCCCGATTGCAAGCTGAGATTCATACATCCAAAAGGCGGCGACCCGGACGAATGGCCTGAAGATCTGAGAGTGCGGGAATTTCCCACGGCCGCGATCGGCCGCTGAGAGCTATTTGAAGTGGATTCACCCGAGCGAACGGAATGCTCGGAATTTGTTGTCGATTCTTTCACGGAGGAGAAATTCGAATGCTGGTCCTGTCACGAAAACGCGGTGAAAACGTCGTCTGTAACCTGCCAGGCTACGGGGAACTGGTTGTGAGCCTGCTCGAAATTCGGGCGAACAGCGTCCGCCTCGGATTTGAGGCCGGCCACGATATTGAAATCCTGCGGGAAGAAATCATTGGACGCGAACCGCCGGCCCAACTGGCCCTGCCGCCGGCCGGCTGCTCCGTCGCCACAGAGGGGGAGAAAGTCCGATGATGGACTTGCAAACTGGCACGGCTGCCGGCTCTGCCCAACCTGGCGACTGTCTCCAGCCGGCCGGGGAGGGGGTCACCTATGGCTGATCCGACGCCGACACAACCATCGAGACTCCAGCGGGAACTGCCCTTCGGCCGCCGCAAGCTGGCCCTGCGCAAGTTGGCGACGTCCGAGCACGTCAAGAGCCTGCTGCGGGTGCTCCACGATCATGCCGGGGAAGGGAGCATCTGTTGGCTCTCTCTGCCGACCCTGTCGCGCGAGATGGGACCGAGTATCCGGACCGTCCAGCGGGCGATCGCCGAGGCCAAGGCCCTGGGCTTCGTGTATGTCGGCCGACGCAACCGGGCTACCCACGCGAATGTCTATACCATCCTCTGGTCGCAGATCATTGCGGACGTGTTTGGGGAGGCCGAAGAGACCCAAAACCAGGAAGTTGACACGCCACTCACACGCCACTCACACGCCAACTTGGCGTCTCAACCTGCCGAGTTGACACGCCAACTTGGCGTCTCAACTCACCAGTTGACACGCCACTCACACGCCAAGTTGGCGTGTGGCATAATAAGGATTGAATCTTCCTTGGAGGAGGAGGTTTTAATAAACAAAGAAAATCCTCCTCCTCCTGAAGTCTCAGCCCACGACTGGAAATCGATCGAACGAGCGGTCGCTGCCTTCGGAGTCGCCGATGCCGCTCGAGCCGTGAGAGCCGCGCGGGATCACGGTTGCCAGGGAGCCGAAGTCGCCGCGCTGATCGAGTTCGCCCGGACTCACCGTGCCGATTGGGATCAACCGGCCGGTGCGCTGTGGTCGCGCCTGAACAACGCCTGGCCTCAGCAGGCGACCAGCGAAGGTTGGCCCAAGATCTCGAAGGCCCGCGAGACAGCCGCTCGCCAAAACGCCACCCGAGAGGCCGTCGAGCGAAACATGCTGGAGCAACGTCAGTCCAGCGACGGGAATATCGCCGGCCTGCTCGCCGAGGCCGTGAAGCAATTGGAATTACGATTCGGCTCAGAACTGGATGCCGTCCCTGTCGCCGGTGCCACCGAGCTGATCGCCGGATTGCTTGGTGAAACAGGCCGGTTTGCCATCTCGCTCTGGCGCCGGACCGGCTCGAAATGGCCGCCGATCGGGGAGTTGCGCCGCAAACTGCTGCGCGGGCTGGATCGACGCCAGCAGCAATTGGAATTTGGTCGGCCGCCAGCAACGGCCGCAACAGTCAATGAACCGCGTTTCTTGTGAAAGGACTCAGATGGGAAAAGTTCGTGTGTATGTTTGCGAGTTCGACGTTCAAGACTTTTCGCAAGCAATTCGGGCCGTAGCCGAATTGCTGCTGGTGCTGTCTGCCGCGCCCGAGGGGAGCGCGACAGTCGAACATCATCCAGCGACCGATCTGCCGGCCGAGCCCGCCGCCGCTCCACCCCGGAAGCCAGGCCGCAAGCCTGCCAGACAGGCCGTCGCTCCCGATCAATCGGGTGCCGATCGTGGTCAGAGAATCGAGAAAATCGCCAAATTCCTGCTGAAGGTCGGCCATGCTGGCTCGGCCGACATCGCGCGGGCCTGCAATATCCCGATGGGCTCGATCACGTCGCTGCTCAAAGATCCGCGGTTCGAAAAAGATGACGACGGGGATTACCGGGCCGCGTACTGACCGCGATTAATTACCAGTTTTTTTGTCTCCACCTGATTCCTACTGCGGCGGAACGATCGCTGGCGACGATTTCCGTTCGAATATGCGTTTTATCCCATCATCGAGGGAATCCAACAACTCTGGATAGTCGATCCGTACTCCCCTCTTTGCCATGAGGTTCATAACCTGACTTCTAACGAATTTATATGCACTTGGCGACATGCGATCATCGTATTTAATATCATTTTTCTCCAATACGTCGCTCAGAGAACTCTCAAGTAGTTCTGAAAAATTATCGGGTCGTTGTTGTGAGGTTATTAAATGGTCTTTGCTATGTTTGTTCCAATTTTTTTGCGTTCCTCGATTCTGAAGTTGGACGAGTGTCGCCTGAATCTCTTCGAGTTGTTTCATTACAAATTGACCTTGAGGCAGTTCGGTCGATTCTACCTTTGCGGCCTTGAATTCGCCGAAGTGCCGCAAGAATGGCGAATATTCGTCATTCGCGGCGGCCAGTTCAGAGGTCGCCGCGGCTTTTTTGCCAAGCAACACTTTAAATTCGTTTATGCGGCCGTATCTCAAGTCACGCGGATATCGCAAATGTTCAATTACCTGCGTGTCGAAACTAAATTTCGTCACATTGTCCATCACGATTATGGTCGGCTTGTCGAAGGCCAACCTTATCCCAAGTTCAAACATGACATTCGGATTTCCGCCGCTGACATCGCAGACGACTAGAGGATTATCATGAAGATTCTGGACGATTCTTTTCTGAATGACGCTGATTTCGTCCGCGTCGCTGACAAGAGCAACTTCATACCCAACCCCCTCCAAGGACTCCGAGAGGATAGACCTGACATCCAGCCAATGAGACTCCGTGTAGTCGCCCATTGCGCTGATCGGCATCACGAGCCCGCATCGCGGCCTCTTGGCCACCAGGTCCGCCTTTCGTCCCGTGGCCTCTCCCATTGTTGTCGTGTCTCTCGTGGCATCGACCGAACCATTGTCGGACATGTGAATTCTCCAGGATTGATTTGGAACAATTACATTGTGGCGACAAGTTCGACCCGTCGCAACTGACGCAAATTCAAGCGCCCTGGAAAAGTACGGCTGGCAGTGAATCATTACCAGTTTGGAAACCATTTTTTGAAAGGAGTCTGTGAGATGTCTTCTACATATGAGGTCTTGTCATTGGAAACGCTGGCCAAGGTCGATCCGGCCATCGCGGTGCTGTTCAAACAGCATGTGGAACGCGCGTCGGCCGACTGTATCGACCGGCCTGCCGATTCGAAGAAGAGGTCCGTCACGATGCAATTCGATTTCACCCCCGTGTGCGACCAGCAGGGAGAGCTATCCGGGGTCCGGATGCAGGTGCTCGCCAAGACGTCGATCCCCAATTTCGTGACGAACCTGCACGAAATGACCGCCACCAAACGGGGTGTGAAATTCGTCCCCAAACACACCGACATCGGGAATCTGCAAGAGGACGAGAGCGACAAGTAGACGTTGCGCCAACGAGCGCAGGTTATTCCCCATTTTATCCCGATTGAGATTCGGAGAATCGAACCATGATGTTACGAGAGAAGGAAACGCTGGAACTCATCCAGAAAACCGCGGTGGAAGCCGCCAGCTCGGTGGGGAAAGCCCACGTGCTGGAACTGCCAGGTGATCAATTTGCGGTTATCACCCAAGAGGGTGTCTCAGCAGCCCAGCCGGTGCCCCCGAAGGCCCGCAGCCACAAGCTGAACTCGATCGACTATGCCATCCGGTTCGCCCAGCATCACAGCCGCCAGGGAGGTCCTGTGGCCGGCCTGCTTCCCGGTCCCGCAGCCGCGGCGCCGGCTGCCGATGCCCCGGCCGAGCTGCCGACGCCGGAGCCGACAGCCGTTGTGGTGTGGTATGGAATCGACAAGATCGTCGTCATGCTGGATGACGCCACGCGCCGCGACGTGGCGAGCTGCCCGCTCGAGTTCGACCCGACATTCTTGCTGCTACAAAAATCCCACAACCAAAAGTATTGCCAAGTAGAGTTCCGCCGGTTGCTCAGGATCGACCTCGCGACGGCCCGCCGCGACGACGAGCTGCTGAGATGGGTGTCGTCGATGGCGTTCGACAACCAATCGAAAACCGGAGCGACGATCACGAATTCGAAAACCTCGCTCGGCAAAGCGGTCTTGGAAGCCGCCATGTCTGAGCTGGGGGAGTGCCCCGACACGATCACGCTGGACGTGTGCGTGCTGACCGATCCGAGTATGCGGAATTTCCGCCAACCGATCACCTGTGCGGTGGAGATTTTGGCGAACGAGTGCGCGTTTCGCCTGGTGCCATTGCCCAACGAGATCAACCGAGCCATCAACGATCAGTTGGCCGCGATCGGTGAGCGGCTGCACCACGATCTTGCCTGCCCGGTATTTCAGGGGACGCCGTAGGAGACGTGTCGCCCATGGGACAACGTGGCGTTGTCCCATGATTTGTCTTTTCTTCAACCCAAACGTAAGGAGCCAGTCTTGGCCAACGCCGAAAGCACAGCGGGGGTAATCCTGCCCGTCAAACGATCCGCAAAACGAGGAAAGGGCCACACACTCACCAACGGGATGAAGTGGCCAGCCGGAGAGACGGATTCGCCCGCAGAACCGGTTAAGCCTCTCAAGGGCCAGAAATCCCTGCCGGTCGATCTGGATGACGTGGCCGCCGTCATGCCGCCGGAAAACCGGATCGTGCCCACGGCCAGCGTCCTGCCCAACCCTGATAACCCGCGGCTCGATTTCGACGAGGTCAAACAGGCCGCGCTGGTCGAGTCGATCCGGAGCGTCGGCATTCTGGAGCCGCTTCTCGTCCGCCACATTGACCCGCCGGCCGGGATGGGAGTTGCCTATCAATTGCTGGGTGGCGAGCGACGCCTCAAAGCCGCGATCGAGGCCAATGTCAGGGATGTGCCCGTCCGCGTGTTCACCGTGAGCGATGCCCAGGCCGCCGAGATCCTGGCCCGCGAGAACGAACACGAGGAATTGAACCCCGTCGAAAAGGCCCGCCAGTACAAAATGCTGATGGACCGCTGCAGGCTCAATCAGACCGAACTGGCGCGACGGTTCAACGTGTCACAAGAGACAGTGAGCAACGCGTTGCAGTTGCTCAATCTGCCCCTGTTCTTTCGCTTGCATGCGCAGTGCGGAACGATCAGCCCGACGCACGCCCGCGAGTTGTTTCCCTATCTCGACGCGCCGGCCGTGGCCGACCAGCTCGCCAAGACGTTCGACCCCAAACACGTGCCCCCCGTGGCCGAATTCAAGCGCGAAGTGGCCAAAGCCATGCGCGCTGCCAGCCGACCCATGCGTTACGAAGTGGACGAATTTCACTCTATGCCAGGCGGCTGCAAGTTCAAGCCGACGCCCCAACAGGCCACGGACCTCGACATCCGCTCTGTCCCAGGCCAGTACGATGGCGATCGGAAAGAACAACGAGCCTTTAACACAAAACTCTGGAATCAGCTCAACAATGAGGCCAAGGCCAAGCTATCCGAAAAGAACGCAACCAAAAAAGACGCCGCCCGCGACAAACAAGACGCCGAGCGCCGCGCCCGAGAGTTGGGGGGAGCGTTGTGGACCTACAAGGCCAATTGGGTTGGCGCAATGATTGGGGCCAACCTCGATCCGCAACGAGATGGCGAGATTGTCGAGCGTACGCTTCTGATGAAGATCTTGCAGCGTGGCGAGAGCGCGCCCGAAACATCCGTGTTCTGGAAGTTTTGGAAGCTTCAGCCATACGACGGCGACAAGACCAGAAGCAGGCTGGCAAAGGTGAGTGCGGTCGACCTTCCCCAAATCAAATTCGATCTTGTCCGCGAATTCTTCGCTCATCCGTGTGAATCGGGCCGTTTCGACCGCCGCCCCGCCGACTGGCTTGGTTACGTCGCGGATAAGCTGGAGATCGACCTGGCCAAACAATGGAAGCCCGACGAACCGTTCCTGGCCATCCTCTCCGACGGCGACCGCGACAACCTCATCTGCGACGAATGGCCGGCCGGCCATCCCGTTCCCGCTTCGACTGAGGCCGCCGAGCTGCTCAAGGTTTGGCCTGCAGGGTTCGTCCCCCAGATCCTGCTCTGGGTGAACGAAGAGGGCCAGATCGTGCCCCCCAAATCCAAGAAGCGGAAACCAAAGAAATAACACCCGAAGGCCGTGGACCCAGCGACGCCGGCGAGACGGAGCTGGAGAGGCCGACTATGCGAGAGTCGCACAGCCCGACGTGCCCGTGGTTTCGCCGACCGGGATACGCCGGCACTAGGATCCGAAAGCCAATGCAATTCATCAGATGGTTACTATCGTGGGCGTTCGCCTGGCAGCCTCCCGCGCCGCCTGACTCAATCGACAGATGCCCAATCTCCGACTGCGGCATCGCACTGCGTGCCGATCACGACTTCTGTGGCCGCCATTATCAACTGCTCTCGACCCCTCTGCACCGCGCCCTGCGCCGTGCACGCCGCGAACATGGCATCGACAGCCGCGCCTACGATTCCGCCCTGGACGCCGCCATCCACGCCATCGAGCGACAGCTACCGCCGCCAGGAAGCTAGGAGATCCCGGTTTTATGGGTCCTTCCTGGCCATAGTGACGCGACGCCCCTACGGGAACAACGACGAAATTCTACACACTTTATTTATTCAAAAAACTTTCTTTCGACCCAAGGATGGAAACGATGGAGACCCGCGGTCGAGTGCGAGCGACAGTCAGGGAGGGTGAGCCGACGAGGGTCGGCTCCCAGGTGATCGTGATAAGACGTGGCCGCGGGGCGAAGCAGTTCGACGTCGTCGCCGATCCAGCGACCGATATTGACAAGCCTCAGAAGGGACCCAATAATTCAGCCGTCGAGACCCCGCCAAAATGAGGGTGGCCAACAACAAGCCCCCGGCGGTGAGACGAATTCCCCGGCGCAGACGCGCCGCGTAAGTTCGTTTCGCCGCCGGGGGTTTTTCTTTTCCTGTGATCCAGCATGCAATCGTCTCTGACGGAAATCCTCGCAGCGGCCGGCGGAACTGGCATCGCTGCCGGGTTCTTTGGATGGTTGACGTCCCGGCTGCAAGTGAAAAAAGAAATTGCCGCAGCCGCAGCAGCGGCAGAAGCCAATCGACTAGCGACCCAACTGGCCGAGCGAAACCAACCGATCGAGCACTATCACCGCTACACAATGTCCTTGGAGACGCGAATCCAGACGCTCGAAGGAGATCACCGCCAGTGCATCGATCATCAAATTAAATGCGAGCGGGAAATGGGGGAACTGAAGGGCCAGTTGGCACTGGTGACACAACTCCTCGAACGGCACCTGGTCGTTAAGCCACACGCCGAGACATCGCCGGCCGTCGAGGTCGACACCGGCGGCAAAGCCGCGCCAGTGATCATTGTACGGCCAGCGATCTCGGCGATCGATTCAACCGACAAGTCCGGAGCCTAAGTGAGCGACGCTCTGCAAAACCTGCTGCTCAATAGCATCCTCGGGGACGAGGCGCCCGAACTGGAAGGGGACATGCCCACGCCCCGCGCTCACCGCCGCATGGCCAAGCGGCGAATGATGGACATGGACCGGGAGACGCACCTCAGCCAGGTGATGGGAGCCGCCCCGGCCGCGGGCGAATCGGTGCACATCGTCAGCGGCGGCAAGTTCGACTTCTGGACCTGGGTGCCAGTCATGCTCGACTGGATCAAATGCACGGACGCTCTGTACTGCTCGACGTGGACGCTCAGCCGGCCCAACGCGCTCGACCTGTTCGCCGTGCATGACGCCGGCCAGGTGGCCAAGGGCCAGATCCATTTTCTCACCGGTCTCTATTTCAAACGCCGCGAGACGGCCGTCTTCAACCTGCTTCTGGACGGCATCACGTCGCGGGGCGGCCGCTACCGGGCCTTCGAAAACCATGCCAAGGTGCTGTTGCTGTCGAATGCGGCCAGCGGGATCTGGATCGTCGTCGAGGGCTCGGCCAACCTGAACGCCAACCCCCGCATGGAGCAATACGTCCTCACGAACGACAAGGAGCTGCATGCCTTCCATCGCAATTGGATGGATGAGGAATTCAACGGGACCGCGAAGAAGCGACCGCCGAAGAAATCCAAAGGGCCGCGGAACTCGATCGGGTTTTCCTGCCGACGCGCCGGGCTCGGAGTCATGGCCAGCCGAAACGACCCGGCCAGCCGCAAGGAACTCATTCGGCAGAAGCTGGCCACAATCCCGAGCGATTCGTATCCCGATGTCGTCGCCGGCGAGATCGTGCTCTTGATTCAGGAATGGGCTCCCAACCTCCCGCCGGGAACCGTTGTGACTGTGCCGCCACAGGGGGCGAGCTGGCCGGGAGACTATCTGGCCGAAAAGATCGGCCGAAGCGTCGCCGGCCAACTCGGAATCCCCTTCGAAACGCTCCTGACGCGAAACGACACCAAACGACATCACCACCCAATGGCGTCGCTGGCCCAAGAACCTTTCACGGCCGGCCGGACAACAGCCGGGACGGTCATCGTCGTGGACGATCTCCTGACCAGCGGCAACACGATGAAACTCTCACTGGCCGCCCTGCGGGATGCGGGAGTCGCGGCGTTCGGCTTCGCTTACAACGGGTCGTAACCGGCCCGCGATTTTATTACGCGAGTGATATATGGACGAAGCCGCAAACGCTGCCGACAAGATCGCCGCCATGCTCGTGAATGCCATCCCCGAGGATGTCATCCGCCAGACGGCGATCGACAAGCTCGGCGTGTCGGCGAAACGCTGGCCCAAGCTGCTAGCCGACTGCCGGCGGAAATTGACGCTGGCCGCCAGCTACAACCGCGACGAGGAACTGGCCCGGTCGATCACCAGGCTCAATGGGATCTATGCGAACAGCGCCGCGATTCAGGATGCCAAGACCTGCCTCCAGGCCGTCCGGGAACTGAACAAGCTGATGGGACTCTACCACGCCCCGCCTCCGCCAGGCGACGGGCCGGACGGCGCCGCCAGCCGATCCGAGGCCCAAGCCCGCGCACACCTCGAGAAATTGATTCCAGGGGGCGATAAGCTCCCGTTGCATGAGCTGGCCAGGCTCGCCGCGCAGAGGGCCATCAATGCATGACAATGAATTCCGAGCGGGGCAGGTATCAGCGGCACAAGGACCGCGTCCGCCGCTCTCAGGACGAGATGGTGGCGGCCGGTCAGGAGATCGGACCGCTGCCGCCCATCAAAGATCCGGGCCGCCGGCGGGCCGCCTCCGACAGCTTGCGGCTCTTCTACGAGTTTTATTTGCCCAAGGTATTCAATCTCGCCTGGAGCCCAGATCACCTGTTTGTGATCGGCGAACTGGAATGGTCGATCACTCACGGAGGCCTGGTCGTGATCGCCATGCCGCGGGGCTCGGGCAAAAGCGCGATGATTCGCGGGGCCGCGCAATGGGCGATCCTGACGGGCCGGCGCCGGTTCGTGTCGATCGTCGCGGCGAACGATATCAAGGCGGCCGGCGAGCTGGGCAAAATTCAAACGGTCTGCGAAACCAACGCCGAGCTAATCGCCGACTTTCCGGAGGTGCTCTGGCCCGTCGCCAAACTCGACCGCATTGCCCAGCGCCAAAAGGGCCAGACCTATTTGGGGACGCATACCCGCATGGTCTGGCTGTCAGACAAGCTTGTATTCCCCACGATTCCGGGGAGCCGCTCGAGCGGCTCGATCATCATGTCGGCCGGGCTGACGACGTCCGACATTCGCGGCCAGAGCCATCAGACTTCCGAGGGCGAATTACTCCGCCCCGATTACGTGCTGATCGACGATCCGCAGACGGCCGAATCGGCCGGCTCGGATCTCCAATGCGAGCAGCGCGAGACCTTGATTTCCGCCGACGTGCTGGGGATGGCGGGCAACGATGCCCCCATGGCTGGCTCGGCGGCCGTGACGTGCATTCGGAACGGGGACGTGGCGACCAGGCTCCTCAATCCGGAACGCAGCCCGGACTGGGATGGCCACAAAACGCGGATGCTGAATTCGCTGCCCGCGAATATGGACCTGTGGGACCGGTACGCCGATCTCCGCCGTCAGGGGAAAGAAGGCCGCAAGCAGGCCGACGCGATGTATTTGGCGCGCCAGGTCGAAATGGACGCTGGGGCCGAGGCGAGCTGGCCGGCGCGCAAGCCTGGCTGCCTGTCGGCGATCCAGTACGCGATGAACCTGCGGATCCGCGATCGCCGAGTGTTCGAGGCCGAATATCAAAACGACCCACTCGGCCCGGAAGAGGACGAAACCAAGCCGACGCTGGAGGGCCTACAACAAAACCTGAACCGGCACAAGCGCGGGTTGATTCCCGCCTGGGCGACACACGTCGTGAGTTTCATCGACGTGCAGGAAAAGGCCCTGTACTACCTTGTGCTAGCGGCCGCGGACGATTTCACGTGCGCTGTGGTGGAATACCAGTGCTGGCCAGAGCAGCCGCGGGATTATTTCACGCTCCGCGACATCCGCAAGACGCTGGCCAGCGAATTGAAGAAGGCCGACAAAACCGGCGGCATCGAGTCGGCGATCGCGTATGGGCTCGAATGCCTGACCGAGGAGCTGGCCGCCCGGCATTGGGCACGCGACGACGGGACCGAGCTGCGGATGGAGCAAATCCTCATCGACTCGGGAGATCATGCCAAAGCCGTCTACGAGTTTTGCCGATCGGCGAAACACGGATCGATCATGCTGCCCAGCAAGGGGAAAGGTTTCAGCGGTGGAACAACGCCGATCGACCAATGGAAGATCAAAGACCACGACAAACGCGGTTACGGCCATGTGATCACCAGCGACCCCAAGAAGCGAACCGTGCGGCTCGTGACGTTCGACACCAATCTGCTCAAGACGTTTGCCTGCCATCGCCGCGCGACGGTCGGAAAGGGAGCCCTGACGGTCTACGGCGACAGCGCCGACGCCCACCGCATGCTGCAGGACCATTGCATGGCCGAGACGCCCACCAAAAAACTCAAAGTCTGGGAGTGGAAACACAAGCCGGGAGCCCCCGACAACCATTTGTTCGACTGTCTGGTCGGGGCGATGCTGGCCGCGATCCTCTGCGGCTGCGTGATTGACGCCCACCGCGACGCGACCCCGAAGAAGAAACGGAAGAAGGTTCAAGTCTCATTCTAATTTTGAAAGGAGTGCAGAGTTATGGCCCGTCCCCAAGGATCGAAGAACGTCAAAGCCTCGGCTGCGAAGGAGCCCAGCCGGTGCCCTGGGTGCAACTCGACAGAATCCATCAAGCTCGGCGATCGCCAGGTTCAGCCGCATGCCGGAATCGACAGCGAAGACAGGCCGTACAACATGATCGTCCGCCAGCGCGTGCAGTGTGATTCGTGCGGCCAGGTGAGGATTGACCGCAGCCTGGAATTTGATCCGGAACTGAAATAAGGGGATTTCCCCCTATTTTGTTTCCGAAAATCTCCGGAGCCGCTCCAAACCCTCTTGAGAGGCCGCCAAACGGCCGTAAACTGATCGCAGAGTGAGCCGGTGTGATAAGCCGGATTTCTTCTTCGCGGCCCGTGCAGGGACTGCACTCCTTGCACGGGTTGTTTTTTTCATGTCGTTCGCTTCCGACCAGGTCGCTCGCCTCGAAACGCTGCTCGCCCAAAATGTCGGCGTGCAGTCGGTGGGCGTGAACGGTCAGAACGTGGCCTACGCCGACCTCTTGAAGCAGTACGACTATTGGAAATGCCGCGCTGGCCGTGAGAATGGAACCCGCCCCCGCGCCCTGACGATCAACCTGGGGGCCAGCTCATGATGACGCTCGCCACACTCGCCGCCCCCCTCACGCGGACCGCCTCCGCGTTCAAAGCCGGCGCCCGCTCGCTGCTCGGCTTCGACGCCGTGAAGAGCACGCATCGCCGCAAAGCCCCCTCCGGAGTGCTCCGGAGCGAAGACCAAGAGCTGACCCCTTCCGAACGGGCCAAGCTACTCTCCGGTTCCCGCGACATCGCCCGCAATTTCTCGATTGCCGGCTGGGCCATCCGCAAGCACCTGGATTACGTCTCGACGTTCCATTTTCAGCCGAAGTGCAAAGACAAGAAGCTCAACGCGCGGCTGCTGCAATTCGTGACGTGGTGGAGCAAGCCCGAAAACTTCGACGTGGCCGGCCGCCACAGCCTGCGCCGCTCGATGCGCATGTTGGAACGTGCCCGGACGGTCGACGGCGACCAACTCGTCGTGAAAATGGCCAACGGCAAGGTGCAGTTTTTGGAAGGGGACCGCGTGCGGACACCCTATGGCGGATTCCCCGACGGAACGCCGGTGACCTCGGTCGAACATGGCGTCCAATGCAATTGGGACGAAGCGGGAAAAGCCCTGCGTTATGCCGTCTGCCGTCGCGGCCGCTCCAACGATTTCTCGACCAACTCCGGCTCATTCTTCTTCGAGCGCTGGGTCCCGGCCCAAAACGCCTGGCTGCACGGTTATTTCGACCGCGTCGACCAGATCCGCGGGATTGCACTGCTCGGCCCGACGATCAACGTCTTTCGCGACGTTTACGAATCGTGTGACTATGCCCTGGCCAAGATGAAGGTCGCCCAGCTCTTCGGCCTGGCCCTGTACCGCGACAAAGAGGACAAGATCGGGAAAACCAGCCCCGACGATGAGGACGAGGACAAGTTCGTCGTCGATTTTGGGAAAGGCCCGCAGTTTTTTGACCTCGACAAAGACGACAAGCTCGAATTCCACGAATCGGCCACCCCCAGCGACCAGTTCCAGGGGTTCGCGAAAACCTCGATTGCGATGAGCCTCAAAGCGTTCGACATTCCGTTTTCATTTTACGATGAAAGCTTCACGAATTTCTCGGGCCAGCGGCAAGCCTGGATCCAGTATGACCTGTCGGCGTACGACAAACGCGACGACAACCGCATCCTCCTCGACGATTTGCTGCGCTGGCGACTGGCAATGGCCATCGCCGACGGCTATTTCGACGACTGGCCAGGGATCACGGTCGATGATCTGCTCTTTATTTGGATGAACGCGGGGATTCCCTGGATCAATCCCTTGCAAGAAGTGCAGGCCGACACGCAGGCCGTCGCCAGTGCCTTCACCAGCCGGCAACGCGTCTGCCGCTCGGCCGGCGACGACTTCTTCGCGATCGCGGACGAGATCAAAGAGGAAAACGATTACCTGCTGTCGCTGGGCTTGCCCACGACAGTGACGCCGGGGAACGTGCAGATCACGGAGGTAACCGGCCATGCCGCCTAGAGCGAAACTGGCGACCGCCCCCCAATTCCTCCGCGCCCCGGTTGCCCGCGGCCTCGCCGCCGGTGACCAATCGGTCGAGGCCAAGGGGGGCGACAACAAGGCCGGCATTATCCGGGGAATGGCTATCGCCACGGTGGGGGAAGCGCTCGGCCACGACATGTGGCTCGACGCGCAGTGCATTTCCCAAGTCGTCGACCTGGTGAACGCCAGCGACAAGGGAATGAAGGCCCGTTTCACACACCCCGGACTGAGCAGCGATGGCCTCGGAAAGTATCTCGGCCGAGTGAAGAACGCGTCGATCGACGGCGACGTGGCCCGCGGCGACCTGCACCTGTCGGACCTCTCGCGGGAAGCCCCGGACGGCGATCTGGGGGGCTACGTGATGCAGCTCGCCGTCGACGATCCCGAGGCCTTCGGCAACTCGATCGTTTTCGAACACGATCGCCAAGCTGAACAACAACTGCTTTTGGACAACGGCGCCGAATACGAGACCGACGATGAGGGCCGCCGCTATCTCAGTCTGCTGTCATTCACGAGTCCTGACCCCAAGAACGTCGAGAACTATCCGCATTGCCGTCTGAAGACACTCCGGGCCGTCGACGTGGTGGACGATCCGGCCGCAAACCCCAACGGATTGTTCCACCGTGGCGACCAGGCCTCGGCCGACGCAGAGGCCCTGATGGCCTTCAGCCTCGGCCTGACAAGCGAACGCCCGCAGTTGTCAGAGTTCGACATCGACCCCGATCGTTTCGCGGGTTTCGTCAAAACCTTCCTAGGCCGCCACAAGCTGGCCGTCACACCTCTGGAGCCAATCATGCCAGACCCTACCAATCCGCCGCCGGCCACTCCTCCCGCCAGTGAGCCGCCTCCTGTCGTGACGGACCCTGCCAAGCCTCCCGAGGAGAAGAAGCCCGACGAAAAACCGCCGGAAAAGCCGGTCGAAACCGAGACTCAGGCCGGCGCCAAAACCGGAGCCGATTTCCTCTCCGCGTTCGGCGACCAGGGCGGAGTCTGGTTCGCCCAAGGGAAAACGTTCGACCAGGCCACCCAGTTGCACCTGGCGGCCCAGACGACCAAGAACGCGGAACTGGCCGCCGAAAACGAGAAGCTCCGGAAGCAGCTCGCCGCCCATACCGGGGAAACGACGGCGCTCAGCGGCAACCGGCCCGCGGAAGAAGCCTCCCCCGAGCTCGAAAAGCTGGAGAAAAAGCTCGGCAGCAAAGGCCTGGCCCGGTTCGCCCTGGCCAACAAGATCCATCGAAACTGACCGCAGCCTCCGGCCGAGAATCGACCCCTTACCCGTCCACCGCGTTCTATCACTCAAGGAATAAATCATGGCTCAAACCACTCTCATCGACATCGCGATCGCCAATGGGGCCGATGCCGTGACGGGGCTGATTGATGAAACGATCAAAGTCACCCCGGAAATGCAGATCATCCCCGCCCGAACGATCAAAGGCCTCAATTTCCGGACCTTGGTCCGGACGTCGCTCCCCACCGCCGCCTTCCGGCGCGCCAACGAAGGGACAGCCCTCTCGAAAAGTACATTCGAAAATCGGCTCGTCGAAACGTTCATCCTGAATCCGCAATGGAATTGCGACAAAGCCGTGGCCGACGTCTACGAGGACGGAGCCGAGGCTTATATTGCCCTCGAAGCGGGAGGGATCGTTACGGCCTCTTGGCAAACGCTCGCCAAGCAAATGTATTACGGAGCCGTCAGCACACTGGGCGACTCGCTGGGACATCCCGGACTGCTCGACTTCGTCGACAGCGGCTTCGTCGTCGACGCGACCGGGACAACCGACAACGTCTGCAGCTCGCTCTGGGCGATCAAGCTCGGCCCCCAGGATGTGCAATGGGTGTTCGGCAACAACGGCCAGCTCCAAATGGCGCCGGTCCGCGAACAGTCGATCATCGACAGTAACAACAAACAGTATACGGCCTACATCCAGGAAATGATGGCTCGGCCGGGAATCCAGTGCAACCGGAAATATGCGGTCGGCCGGATCAAGAAATTGACCACCGATTCCGGAAAGGGGCTGACCGACGCCCTGATTTCCAGCCTGTTGGCCCTGTTCCCGGTCGGATTCAAGCCGGACGTTTTGTTCTGCACTCGCCGCTCGCTGAAGCAGCTCCAGCAAAGCCGGACAGCGACGAATGCGACCGGTGCCCCGGCTCCGCAGCCGACCGAAGCCTTCGGCTATCCGATCTATGCGACCGACGCGCTGCTCGACACGGAAACGCTGGCGCTGTGACGAAGTCAAAGAGGTCGAAAGGGTCGCAGAGCCGGCCCCTTCACGCCTCTGCGACTCTTAGACCCCTTCGATCCCTCTTTCCTTGGAATGAATCATGACACAACCCTATCGAGTCGAAGATGCCCTGGCATCCGTGACGCGCGCCCTTCCGGCTTCCACGACGGCCGTCTCCAACACGACGGGAATCGACCTGGGAGCCGGCACGAAGAGCGATTTCACCGCCAGGGGAGAGCTGCTGCTCTCCGCGCCGCTCGTGACGACGGGACAGCTCCCCGACACGAAGCTCTTTACGTACGACATCATCGACAGCGTCAACGCCGACATGTCGAGCCCCCGCATTCTGGCGCCGGGCGTGATCGTCCAAACGGGGGCCGGCGCAGCGGGAGCCGCCGCGGCCACGTATCGTTTCAAACCCCCCACCAACGTGCGGCGCTATATCGCCATGCGGATCACCCCCAGCGCGTCCGGCACGG